GGGGGATGGGCGGCTAAGGGCCGCCAGTCCACCAACGGAGACGGCATGGTGCCCAGAAAGCACTTAACCAACTCGATAACAGTGGAACTCCTAATTACAAACTATCCTTCTAGAGATACGGATACCATCCATATACTAGTTGGGTAGTAGTACTGACCTCAGTCTGTTTCAGACTACGAGTGATGAACGCTAGGACCCCGCTGCGATCCGCGAGATAACAGGGACGCTCCGACTTCTTCAGTCGGACACCCTGGAACTCACGTCGCTGGTATTTCCTATTTACGCGCATCTTTGTGTCGCTATCAGTGAAGAGGGCAACGCCGCGCAAACCACGCTGTGTGGTGCTCGGCAAACCATCTAACTGCTTCGCGATCTCGGCGGCGCTGCGTAAATAGCCCCTTGCGAAGAGACTATTCTGCAAAGCCACTTGGTGCAGTATCGCCTGGCTACCCGTTCCTGAGTCTTTGAGCCGTGCGAGTTCGTAGGGTTTTACCCCCTTGAAAACGTACAACCCGCAGCATTCGAGGAATTGATCATTACCCGACTTCGCGTCATTAACGCTCAGTCCGCAGTATGTCATTAGGGCACGTAATTGGTCCCTGGCTGCTGAAGGAATAATCAGATCGTCGCCGAACGTGCTGACGCCGCACCGCCGCTGGAAGTACCTAAATGACGCTCGTGAGAGCGGCATCTGGAAAGTCCGGCAGCAGGCGACAAACGCCATGGCAAGGCAGACGGCTGATAGGAACGGGAAGCAAAACCCGTTGCCCATAAGAGCAAAGGAGCCGGTTGTACCGACAGACCCTTTATACTCGTACTCCTTCGTACGAATGGTGTTAAGCTGTCTGAACCACGAAACAGGGCAAATCGCCTGTGCGAGTGACACGGAAATCCGATCACTAGCTTCAGACAAATCTACCGTTGTTATTTCGAAATCCCACGCTTCACACATCTTCATGCGATGCCGACCTTGATCCTTGAATGGGACCCATGATAACAGAGCACGCTCTAGTTCGCTTTTAACGGCGAGTTGGGCGCACATATGCCACACGGGCTCCATTCCAATCACTCGGTTACGTCGCCAATCCTTTGGCACAAACCTGATACGAGTACGCGTTACCGCGGTCGTCTCAGGAAGCCACTTCTCTTCGATCTCTTTGAAGTAGGAGGCCGACAAGATGTCGGCATCCGCCTTCGCGAGATTCTTATCAACTCCTTCCAAGCCCTCGGCTGTAAGGCCAGGACCATGGCGGAGACTTGAGCGAAGAGCATCGGATCGATCTCCCAGCAGGATGAACATAGCGCGCCTAAGATCGGCAATATCAGCGTGACGGAACATATGGTCGACAGAAAGCATAGCCTTCTGTCGGTCAATGAACGCCTGCGCATCAACAGCCTCCGAAGCGTAGCTAACATTCTTATCCTTGAGGGTAAAGGTCGATATCCGGTGAAGGATTGCTTTCATTGCAGGAGGGACGTCTCCGAAATCCGCGAGGATCTCGGATGCGTCGTTTCCGCTCGTCACGGCGTCAGAAATAGCCGTGAGGAGCTGCAATGACTTAGAAGTACCATCCATTAAGCCGGAGAAAAGCCGGCGAACGAGATTACGTTGTTCACGGTCGTGAACTTCGCAGAGCTCGTCTTCAATGAACGCTTTCAGAACAGCTGACACTTGCATTAGATTCCCTTGGGAAGATGTATTGTGTTTGCAGCCTAAGAAAGTCACCGTATTGCCCGAGGAGAGGCCCTTAGCGGGCGTCCAAGGGTCGTCAGGGAACAGTCTGATTGTCTCAATTAAGAGAACAGATTTGCCCCGGCGAAGAACTTGTCGATCCGGAGTTTGGTGGCGGCATCCATAGCCGTGGTAACCCCAGTGATGGAGCAAACCACAGCCCAAATGACGTCATACTTGTCACCGGCGACAATGCTCGGGTGGTTGGAAGACCACACGGTGAGATTGCAACCAGCCTCGATTTGCTTCAGAGTCGTGGCATCCACACGTTTGCGAACGACACCGGTCAGGTGACGGTCGCGCGAGTAGGGATCTGCGCTCGCCAGCGTGTGTTTTCCGGCGATTTCAAGCCGAAGAGCACCGGTGCTGGCGACATCGACACCCAGGGTGTTCAAGCCCTGGCTGGAGATGATCTGGATGGTCTTGGTGGTTGCGTCGTTCATGATCAAGGTGGACATGAATTGTCCTTTCTCTTTGGATGGTGTTGTGAAAAGTTAGGGACGGCATCACTTACGATGCCATCGCTCCAGGACGCCCAAAGCAAGGGCGGCTCCTGAGGCAATGCGTGTTCCATGCATTCCTGTTGGATCTGTCAACATCTGATCGGTATAAGCGACCTTCTGACGACTGAAGTACCTACTGGTCTCGGAATAGGAAGCGCCTCCATGATGCCTCGTGTCGAAAGGTAATCGACCGAAGTTCATTTTGTTGTTTCCTGTCCAAGAACACGTGACAAGCCTCTTCTCCTTGACAACGGCCCATATCGGGCCGCCAATCACGTAGAAGGTGGGCCCGGACAGAGTGCGGTCGAGGGTCTCTCCAAGAGGGAGGAACCAGTCAACCACGAAACTGTACGGCACGGCGTCCCACACTGCGTAACCCAACCTGTCGATATTCAGAGACCGAGCGATGCTTGTTAGGGCACCCTCTGTCTGAACCGATGGGTTGACAGCAACAGTCGTGTGGAGCGCATAGGACTGATCAAGCGTGGCGGCTCCACTTTGGAGTAACGCGTAATATCCGTTCTGATACGCAAGAGGGTTAGGCACCGCTAAAGCGGACTGACTGGCCGTCTTGACAATACGAACTGGATCAGGCTTGACCTTGGCGAGTTCGCGCCTACTCAATGATGCACCAACTGCTGCTTGGTAAATGGCTATCATGTCAGATACGAATGGATTCCACCCGTATGTGCCTTCGAGCCAAGTACTAGAGGCCACGGATAAGGGCTTACCCAGTTTCCGCGAGTGAGCTGATCGGAAGGCCTCTCGGAGAGAGGTCTTCGTCACGCCGGTCCCGTTCAAGCGCCGCGACAAAGAAGGGTGCGCGTATTTGGATACGAACTCCACAACCTTAAACGGATGCTTGAGCATAGACACGGTGTCTGCTAGTTCCCGAACAAAGGAAATAGCGTGCACATTTGTACGACCGGACTCCTGGAGGTACGTTGTCAGTTCGGCGGCTGCCTGCGACGACAAGTCGCTGAGCGCCGGAAAGGTGGGAGACCACCTTTCTGCTGCCGTTGATTTCGCACATCCAAAACCGTAACCCAATTGGGTCTGGAATATCGTGTCTGCCCCTTGAGTATCGGGCATACCGGGACAAGTTTGAGTCCAACCGATGTAACCATCGGATTGACCAAACTCGACTTTCCGGTGTTCACAGGGGTGCCACTGATTAGGATCGCCGACTTCATCCCACATCGTCTCGCCAAAAGTTGACCCGACCGCCGAGAAGGCGGGCGTGTAACCGGCGATGGGCGCTGAGGACTTGGTACGGTACCTAGTCATGAGTGACTCCCTTGCTGTGATTGACTCGGCTTACCGAGATCAGAATGATGTTAACGGGGACTTTCCCCAGTCGGAACCTCCTTACGG